CTGCCCAGTACTGGCACATCAGAGCCGACTGAAAAGACGCTGAGGCATATTTTTTACCCGCAGTCGTGCGCACTGACACAGTAAAACGACTGTCGGTTTTCAGCAGATTGAAAATGGCATCAATGGAGCCGGTTCGAATATTGATAAAATTATCCAGTCCGGCAGCACCAACTGAAATATTGAATTTATCAGACAGAATTTTAGCCGCTAAAAGAATGCCGGAGCCGTCAGACTGCGAGGTCTGAACCTCAAAAACATAACCAGAAACAACCACTTCATCACTCATCGTATCCAGCGAAGTGACCAGTGTTTTCAGGATGGCGATATCCTCTTTCGTACCATAATAAACCAGAATATCACCGGTTCGATTGATGTAGTTGCTTGCCCCTGATGAACCTTTTAGCGAATCGTCAGAAATCACGGCTCCACTGTTATTGAAGGAGCCTGAAACGTAGCCGCCAAGAATATCAGACAGGTAGGCAACAGAACGGTACTGAGGCGTATAAGTCCATGTATAACGTGGCTTAACCGGCTCTTTCGGCGTATAGGGCGCGATAAAATCAACACCCTTTTTCGTCCATATTCGAATGTTCATATTGCCAAGATAACGGGTTACAAATTCCCGTTCATCAATATCAGGTGTTAACCTGAATGTAATCATTCGTTCATCATTAACAAGCTGTGGATCTAGCATATACGGGACTTTAAGCACCTCACTGTAAATAAGAGAAATAGCCTCCGGTAGCTTGACTTTATTTAATTCAAGCTCTGACCCTGCGAAAGCACATGAAGAAAATAGTAGCGTTAATGCGAGTAAAATCTTTTTCACTATTTTTTCCCCGTATAAAGCGTCACACGCTCACCATCAATAATTCCGCTCATCAACATCCCTTTGTAATTAAAACTGGATGCAGGAACGGCACGCAAAACACCGGCACCGTTAACAAGAATCACAAACGCCCTGCCTTCACTGGTCATTCTCCCTGATATACGCCACTCGGTTGAAAGTGGCGGTTCAGCTGGTTCTGAGGGAGTATCTGGTGCTGGAGTAGCAGCGGAAGAACGAAACATGGCCGCATCACGTACATCTGTTGTAGTCAAATCTGGCGAGGGATCGCTTCGGCCAAACGTGCTGAAAAATGAGTAAATCAGCCAGCCTGACCCGATAAACATCAATGGAAAAAGCACAAGAAAGAACCTGACTTTGCCAGAATTCCAGATGCTCTGGCGTTTATCTGTCTGCTTTTCATTACCGTTATTTCCTTCATAACTTTTGTAAAGTTCAAAAATATCAGGGTTATATTTATTGCGATAACTGGTGACGAGGTTGCTTTTATAGATTTTGTGGCCTGAATATACGTCAATGCAGTAATGATTATTCAGGCCCAACGCTTTCAGCTTGCGCATCCGGTAAGTTGTTTCTATTTTGTCTTTCAGAAAGCGAGCAATATTAGAAAGTGACTGATTTACAATAACCAAATCACAGCTAATACCCGTTTCAGGGTGCGTAAAATGACGATGTTCAGCAATAAATGATTTCTTCTCAGCCGTCATATCCTTATCGCTACCGAAGATTCGCCATGCTTCATCAATAACAATTAAATCACCAAACTGGCAAAAGCTCCCATCCCCACCTTTAAAAGGAAAGAAATCTGCTTTAAGCACATCATCATTATCCACAACAATAATTTCTCCCGTTGCATCAGGATAACGTTCGGTGATTTTATCTTTTTGTAAACCATAAATGTTCGTCACAACTCTCCGGCCGCTGGTAAATGCCGGAATAATGACATTGCAAACGGCTTCATAACTTTTTCCTGAGCCGGGTATGCCAATATATGCAGAAATAGCCATAACTCACCCTATAACAGGAATACGTCGAATAATAAAACGAGTAGCCATTGCGGAGATAATCATACTAATCCCCTGTGGTAATTTACTCAGGTTAATGAAGTACCAGAATCCGTCTGATAAATTGGCAAACAGCGATGAGAGATTGCTTGAATCTGGCAGTAACTCAACAAGGATTTCAACGAAGCCCTGGACTACAAAATACAGCGCAAAGAATACGACGAATTTAATAATCAATGACCGGAATACAAAACCTAACAAAGTATTTAATGCACTAATCAGAATCCCAAACATAGTTGCACTCCTTTAGGCACTCAGAATAATACGGAGCGCAACAAATCCCCATATAATCAGAAATATGGTTTCTACGGCGCTTCTGTTCTGCTCAATTAACGGACAATGGGAGTCAATTCTGTACTGGTGATTAAACACGCTGAATTCAACAACGGGGCAGGATGCTGAATGAGAGCCGATGTTAAATTCGTTTGTAAAAGGCAACAAGTTAATAATTGGCGTTAAAATATCTCTTGCCGTTGGCGTTTCTTCAAGCTCAGGCTCTTTTACACCGGGATCTTCTCCCAAATCTATATTGCCATTATTTCCAGTGTCAGATCCTGAGTTGTTATTAATGGTAATATCAATATTGACGTCAGCCCCTGCACTGTCAGATACAGGTGAAAGCATATCTAATAACGTTGGAGATAGCCTAAGTTCCGACATCGCAGAAGTTACTTCAGCCGGTGAAACCTCTTTAAACGGTAAGCCGTTATAATCGGCATTAACGGCAGCTTCAGACCACAGCTCGTTAATCATGTCGGCAAGAAGTGCTGGCGATACACTAACACTATCAAGATACTCCAGATAATCAATCATGGACTCAATATTTCCTGCCTCCAGTACTTCCGTCATGGCTTTATATTTGGTATTGGTCCAGATAGTAAGCTCACTCTTTTCATCAATATCTTTTGCGGTGTAATCCTCTTTTTCAGGAACGGCGCAAATCGTCGAATATCCACCATTTGACTGATTAGTCGTTTTACAAGGCGTGTTGTGATACTGATATTGCTTTCCTGCTGTTAAATAAGCAACGCTGTAATACATAGGAAGCCCTGCTACATTTTCATACATGGGAATACCTGCGGGAAATGAAGATGCGGCCGGGTTGCTATACAAGTGTGTAATCTCAGGTATTTCATAAAATGAGGAAGGATAAGTAAACTTATAATTCTGTTCAGTAAAGGATACATCTCCATTACTGTTGACAACTTTATTCGTCACAGTGCGTTCAAAATTCGTTAGTGTTTCAGTATAAGTACGCGAGTTATAGTCATTAAGATAATTTCTGGCAATTTCAGTTGGATTATCACCATAGTAATAAATTAGCTCTTTCGAATCCTGATAATAATAAAGTGCATTATCTGGCGTGGAATATCCTGTTTCAACACCTACAACTGGAGAACCCGCATCCACATTATTACGACTAACATGAAGGATTACCGGACTTAATTCCTGTGGTTCAAAATTAACGGTTATCGTCTTACTTTCACCACTTTGACCACTGTACGTTACTTCATATAAATTATCGGAAATCTTTTTACCGTTAGTCATTACCATTACCGAGCCGTCAGATGAACTCAAAGAAGACGGAACAAAAGATGATACAGCAGCAGCAATACCCGCCCACGTTGCAACACCGCTCATTTTGTATGATGAGGCAGCAGGCAAGTATTCGGCAGCATTAGCCGCAGCGCGGCCAACAAAAACACGGGTTGCTGTAAGCTGTGATGCCGTATAAATCGCATCATTGGCAGCAAAGCGACGAACAAGCACCCGGCCAACGACTTTAGGAATAACAGCCCGCGCAGCCACTGCTGCAATTGCTGGTACAAATGAATATGAATATCGGGGAAAGGAAACCCAGAGAAAGGAAAAAATAAAGGAATAAACCGTCAGCCTCTTAGCCCAAGAATAACGACATAAGCTGAGACGATCCCCCATAAAAGGGAACCCAATTTCCATAATTCAATCTCCATAATAACCTCAAGTAAAACGGGCGATATTGCATCGCCCATGAATAATGAATTTATGCGGATTTAACGGTACGCAATACCCAGCGAACGCCAGCGACACCGGCATAAAGTGTTACCAGTGAAGCAGCAACGGCCATAATCGCAACCAGAACTGTACTGAAATCAATGCTGTTCGTCAGCGGCGATAAATCAACACCACTTGATGCCGCTCCTTCTGCAGCGAAAGTCGCGCCAGAAACAGCCATTAATGCAGGTACAGCCAGAAAACTAACGATTTTTTTAAACATAACTCTATCTCCATTACATTTTAAAGGTTCGCATTCAAGCAGTACGAACCATCTTTATTACCTGTCCCACACCTACAGAAAAAAGCCAGAGCAGCAGGACAGAGCCAAAACCTAATGTCCAGTAATTTCCCATTGCAGAATAATCAATTTGATGAAATGGTTCAGAACGTACCATTATTGCCTGACATTCTTTTGCATTGTTCGCATTACATAAATAACCTTCAATACGGTAACCATTTTCAGGAATATGATTATCAAACTGAATATCGAAACCTGATGTATCCATAATCAGCCTTTTATTTCAGTAATGCCGCCATCTGATGAAATGTTATAAGTTACTCCTTCCCTCCCCTCCATTGACCAGACGCGAACATATACAGGTATCTGGACTAACTTACCGATAAAATTATTTGCCTGATTCATTACACCGGCATTAACAAGAGCCTGAGATACACGAATAATAATCTGGTCTTGCTTAGTGCCGCCAAAACCATCAGGAATCTCTAAGCCAACACCAATTTCATTATAGTATCCCTGACCATTGACCTTATTACGCTGGCGAGCACCAAGCATTTTACCTTTTACAAAAAGACCATAATTAGACATATCACTCTCCTTTAATGCCAGTTACTGGCATGTGAAATACGGTTATAATCGAAAATTAAACCTTTCTCATAAACCCATGATGGAATTTTGGCTGGTTTGGCTTCAAGAGTACGAACCAACGGAACAACGTTATTAGAATCCGGTGACTCACAATAAAAGTTAATATCTATTCCGAAAGAAAGTAATTCTTTACGGTGTCGGTAGAATGTAGGTTTCGGTAACATCTCTTTCATGTTCGCGCCCTGCTTCCACAATAAATATGTAGACTGTATTTTTCTTGGGAGATTAATTATTTTTTCATCAGTTAATATAGTATTTTGATTCATTTCTATTCTCCCTACATAGTCAGAGAATAATTTATTGGGTGTCTCAATATTCCAGCTATTACCAAGCGTGAGATTCAAATCAATTAATTCAGTTGTTCTTAATGTTAATTCAATGCGTAATTTATCTTTTGACCAGTCCAGTAAACCAGCTTTAACGAATTCGTCTGCCATCTGGTGCCCTTTTTTGCCAGATGTATGCTCATCATATTTTGAATAAAATTTCAGGCTCCAACGACGGGAGTTTTTCCCTAAGGAAGGTGCGAATAAGCGGGGAAATTCTTCTCGGCTGACTCAGTCATTTCATTTCTTCATGTTTGAGCCGATTTTTTCTCCCGTAAATGCCTTGAATCAGCCTATTTAGACCGTTTCTTCGCCATTTAAGGCGTTATCCCCAGTTTTTAGTGAGATCTCTCCCACTGACGTATCATTTGGTCCGCCCGAAACAGGTTGGCCAGCGTGAATAACATCGCCAGTTGGTTATCGTTTTTCAGCAACCCCTTGTATCTGGCTTTCACGAAGCCGAACTGTCGCTTGATGATGCGAAATGGGTGCTCCACCTTGGCCCGGATGCTGGCTTTCATGTATTCGATGTTGATGGCCGTTTTGTTCTTGCGTGGATGCTGTTTCAAGGTTCTTACCTTGCCGGGGCGCTCGGCGATCAGCCAGTCCACATCCACCTCGGCCAGCTCCTCGCGCTGTGGTGCCCCTTGGTAGCCGGCATCGGCTGAGACAAATTGCTCCTCTCCATGCAGCAGATTACCCAGCTGATTGAGGTCATGCTCGTTGGCCGCGGTGGTGACCAGGCTGTGGGTCAGGCCACTCTTGGCATCGACACCAATGTGGGCCTTCATGCCAAAGTGCCACTGATTGCCTTTCTTGGTCTGATGCATCTCCGGATCGCGTTGCTGCTCTTTGTTCTTGGTCGAGCTGGGTGCCTCAATGATGGTGGCATCGACCAAGGTGCCTTGAGTCATCATGACGCCTGCTTCGGCCAGCCAGCGATTGATGGTCTTGAACAATTGGCGGGCCAGTTGATGCTGCTCCAGCAGGTGGCGGAAATTCATGATGGTGGTGCGGTCAGGCAAGGCGCTATCCAGGGATAACCGGGCAAACAGACGCATGGAGGCGATTTCGTACAGAGCATCTTCCATCGCGCCATCGCTCAGGTTGTACCAATGCTGCATGCAGTGAATGCGTAGCATGGTTTCCAGCGGATAAGGTCGCCGGCCATTACCAGCCTTGGGGTAAAACGGCTCGATGACTTCCACCATGTTTTGCCATGGCAGAATCTGCTCCATGCGGGAGAGGAAAATCTCTTTTCTGGTCTGACGGCGCTTACTGCTGAATTCACTGTCGGCGAAGGTAAGTTGATGACTCATGATGAACCCTGTTCCATGGCTCCAGATGATAAACATGATCTCATATCAGGGACTTGTTCGCACCTTCCCTAAGTAAACAGTGCCACCTTTACCACAGGCGCGACCGTGGCGAGTTTTAGCTTTAAATTCTGCGGCATATAACCATGCGCGGACATTTTCTAATGTTGACAATGAATACATGTAATTGATATCGATGCGCGAGATCTTAAATTGCCCTTCCATGACCTGCCGATAGGATGGTAGATCATGAGGAATATGCAGTAATGCCAATATTCTGGCGTAAGCTGTTAACACCAACCCTTGCAAATCGTCGGAACCGATAACAGAGTGACCTTGCAAAAACTTTGATGGATTACCGTCAATGTAGAGATGTGTTGCCCGACCTTCACCATCAGATCCAACAGACCTTACATTCATTGTGGACTCATGCGAACCGCGAACGGTCAACCGTTTTACTGTTTCCCACTCCACTGCACCGTCAGCATCGACGCTGACGACACTACCAGCCGGTAACGGTCGGTGTGTGCAAGGCAGGATTCCGGTAAACCAGTCGATCATAAGTAGTCACACCCATCAAAATATGTGTCAATAGTCATTTGTGAGCAGATTGAATGGTCACAATGTAATATGCTCAGATCTGACAGTCAATACATTTGCAATGTTTAAATTGTCAGAAATGAGCATCAAATCTAACTATTGAAAAACCACTGTTAAGATGGAGCCAAGTAGATGGGCAACAATGAGCATGAAGTTATGGCGGACAAACAGAGAGCAGAACGTATCAAAAGGTAATTCTGGAACACTCGACTTATGAAGAACTGGCCGAGAAGACTGGCATTAGCGTGAGTACGCTGGTCAGGATAGCGTCCGGCAAAACTGAACCTAAATTCAGTGA